TTTCGTGATCACGTTTTTCGAGAGCTTCTTCATCATCTCGGTGAGCGGGTTGACGGTGACCCCGAGCTCGTTGCCTCGGTCGATCATCTTGGCGAGGTCCTTCAGGAACTGCTCCTTGAGCTCGACAGCCGGATCGGGCAGCTTTTCGATCTCATCCTTCGCGCGGGCCAGAGCCTCTTCGAAGGTGTCGCCCTTGCAGAGGCGGGTGATCGTCTGGTTGGTCACAACGGCCTTCGGGTTGTAGGCGGTGATGTTGAAGCAGAAGTTCCCGATCCACTTGATGCCCAGCCAGACGTTCGGCTGCGTGTAGCCCTTGTCGGTCAGGGCGCGTTCGAGGTTCTCGATTTCCAGTTCCATATCAGCTCTCCCAGCTGCGGGGCGACATGCCCCATGTGTGAAGTTCTACATTCGTCCAGTGGCATTGTCAACATCATAGACCTTATTTTTTCGCCTCACCCCACCCTCTCGAACACCGCAATAGGACGTTTGTGGCAAGTTTTCCGGGCGGAGGGTTTGTAGGCAACCATCTTCCAAGGCTGACCCCTGAATACAGAACCCATGACACGGCCATCTATGCCGCCCGGCAGCGGTACAGCGGAGCGCACATCGTTTACTGTCATTTTTGACCCGATGGGCTGCCTGTTAAGAAAGTTGCGGGCGGCGGCAAGCCACTCTGCACGGTGAGCTTCAAACAGGTCAAACGCCTCTTCTTTTGTTCTGGTGGTCATGTCCTGTCCCCCTTCGAGAGAAGATCGATACCGTAGACGTCGCGAAGGGCCTCCAGCAGCGCCACAGCCCGGTCGGCGGTGGCCCGCTGCACCACGTCGCGCTCTTCAGTGCGTCGTGCGATCTCTTCGCTCGAACACATGGTCCAAACCCGGTGCGCGACACAGTCGCCGAATGGGACCTCGTTCAGTGGGGTGCCGCATTCAGGGCATTTGGCCCCGCTGGGCAGGGTTCGCAGGTGGTTGCTCTGTTGGCTGGCCTTCTGCCTACGGATGCGGTCTGCCTTGTGTTGGGCGCAGCGGAAGGGCATGTACCCCCCCACCGCTGGCTCACGGCACCCGTCGATACGGCACTTCTTGACGGTCATGGCGTCACACGTTTCGGGCGCGCGGGCCGACAGACGCCTTCAGGGCGTCGATGCGGCGCTGAAGGTCGGACTGGTTGGCACGCAGGGTGGAGAGGGTGTCCTGACCGTCAGCGATCAGCTTACTACATGCGGCCATGTCGCGGGTCAGGGCGCTGATCGCATCAGAATGCGCCTTCACGTCAACCTCCAGCCGGACGATTTCCTCGTTGCCGCCGTCGGGCCCAAACAGGTCTTCCCTGATCTGCGCCACCCAGCCGAACAGGACACCGTTGCCGATGGCATCAGCGACCGTCTTGTCGGTCTCACCCCCGGTGTAGCGGTTGGACGCGATGTCATAGACGTCGGTCAGGAGGGCAACGATCTGGCGCTTCTGTTCCCGGCTGGGCTGGCGGGGCTCTTCGGTCACGGGCAGGTTCACGACGTTTTTCACTGTAATTTCCTTCTGGGGTTTCGCCTCTTCGCGGCGCTTCGTTTCGCATTCTGGGCAGCGCAGGGTTCCCTTGATGCTGGACCACCCCTTCTTGGTGGCCTTCACAAGCACCTGACCCTCATTCAACTTGTACTTGTCTGCGGACAGCCGTTCATAGTCCGCCCTGACATTCTCCGTGAACCCGCAGCAGTCACATTTGACTTCAGCAACAGGACCACGGTCTGTCCCTTTTGGTTTAGCTATAATCATATCCTTAACCTCATCTGGCTTTATTGCGATAGCAACTCCGTTTCCACTCACCGTTAACTCAAAACGCTCCATGCGTTCGTACCCCAGCTTTTTCCAAAAAGCCTCCATATTTCCTTTTGTAATTTTTCCACATTTCTTTGTAAGGATAGCCCCTATGCTGTCGTCAAAATAAACGTAAATTGCAAAATTGATTTGGCCAAAATATCCGGAAACAAAATCCTTAAAAAGATCGGAGCATTCATCAACGCTCCGACCGGGATCGTGAAGGTGGCGGATGGATGCCAGAACATCCCCCATCACAGCCCCCACTTCTGCGCGCAGATCGGGCCGATCCCGGCGTCGATGCTCACCTTGTTGGTAAGTTCCCGGCCGCAGCACGAGCAGCGCCCGGTCTGGCGGCCGTAGCGCACCGCTGCTTCCATCGGGTTGGCAGCGATGATCTGCAGGCGTCTCAGAGTGTCATTGCCAGCCCCATAGACAGCCTTGAACGTGGTGCCCTCGACCTTGCCCTGATAGACCTCGAAGTCGATCTGCACGACGTACAGGGCACCAGCGTTGCGCCCGGTCGCCGGGGCCAAGGTGATCTTCAGGCCCTCGGCCCGGTAGCATGGCTTCTTGAACCCGCTGGCGGTGGCGGTGTCGAACATCTCGCGGATGCGCGACAGGTCAGCCTCACCGCCCTTGGAGACTGCTGCCTGACGCTTTTCCCAGCCGCGATACCACGCGTTGATCTGGTTCTGGGTCAGGGTGCCCCAGCGGTGCAGGGACGCATGCAGTGACGCGGTGAACTCGTTGCTGGCGGCGCATAGGTCCTTCCACATGTCCGGGTGCTCTTCAGCGAACAGCTTGATCGAGCGACGGGTTTCTTCTGCATTGTGGGTCATCTTGATCTCCAAGCGGGGCACCTTGCCCCTGTGAGAAAACTCATATCACCGATGTTAGTACGACGTCAATCACTCTTTTATCTTGAACCTTTTGATGGGTTTCTTGTTGAACTTGTGGATGTCTTCCTCGGAGGTGATCAGGTTGCCCTCCTCCATTTTGGCCAAGCACTTCTCGATGTCTTCCCGCTTGTATTTCCGCAAACGGTTCACGATCACGCCCAGCGTCTCGCCTTCCGGCCCGATCAGCAGCTGCCTGATCTTAGACCGAAGGGCCATTGCCGGGTTGTCCACGGCGCGCTCGTTCCCTGTCACGAGGTGCATCTTGCTCTCGATGTCCCGCTTCACCAGAGCATAGGCCCAGCGGACGTGCTCCTCGGTGCGGACGCCCTCGGGGATGGCGAGGATCAGGCTGACCTTGCTGACCTGCTCGTAGCCCCGGTTCGGCAGCGCCTCAAGGCCGGACAGGGTCTTGTGCTCGTACGCCATCTTGTCGAACAGCTTACGGGCCCGGCGCAGCATGTCCTTGGCCTTCGGCGCGGTCGGGACGACGATCTTATCGCCATAGTACTCCACGCGGGCGTCGAAGGTCTCGACCATGTCGAACGAGCCACCCATGGACAGCTGCTGCAGCGTGATCTTCAGGCTCTCCGGCAGGTCTTGCTTGATCCAGTCGTCTTTGGTCTCCGGCGCGGTATCGGTCTCGATGCAGAGGATCGACCGGGCGATAAACCCGTTGGCCGCGCTCTGATAGTCCACCAGCTCGTCAAAGTTCTCCGGGGTGGTGTATCCGGACAGCGACAGGAACGGCCGGGGCAGGCCCTGACCGATGGTCCGCAGCTGGTACTCCACGCTGGCCTTGCGCTTGATCAGGTAGGGCTTCTCGCCAAGCTCATCCAGCTGCTTGTCGATCTTGACCAGTTCCTTGCGGAGCTCAGCCTTGATCTCGTCCTTGGCGTCACCGCTCAGGATCATGTTGCCGTCAGCCTTGGAATAGGCCGACATCAGGATGCCGATGATGCCCTCCAGATAGGTGGCACCGCCGCGCTTCTGGGCCGACTTGATCTTCTGCAGCAGGAAGCCGATCTCGTCGATCAGGAAGAACGCGGGCTGGTGCCTCAGCAGGTTCCGCATGACTTCCTGTTCGGACTTGATGGTGCCGTGGACAGCCTCAGCCATGCCGCAGACGACCATGATCTCCCTGATGCAGTCCTGCACCGCCTCCTTGCCCGTGCCGGAGCCCGCGACATTGAAGACGAACAGGTTGGTGGTGGAGCGGTCGAGGTCGTCGATGTAGCGCAGGCCGCAGATGTTTCCGATGGCCACGATGGCCGCCATGGACGCCAGCTGTTCGCGCTTCCGGCGGGTCCGGCTTTCGATCCATGTGGCGATCTGCCCGGCGAGGCCCGGCGGCCGCAGGAGGTCAACGCCAGCCGTGTCGATGTCGATGCTGTCTTTTGCTTCGTACGGTGTAAAATCGAACTCGACATCCGGCACGAACGTCACGGGCTGGGTCCAGCCGTTCTGCTCTGCATAGTGGGCCAGCGTGCCCAGCGTGACCGGGTTGGCCGACCGCCCGAAGCTGTGCCACTTGTACGGCATCGACGTCTCGTCGTACTTCTTCGACTTCTGCGACCATGTGTCCCAGACCGCATAGGCCGACCCGCCAGAGGCATGGTGAAGGGCCATGCCGATCTTGATCCACTGGTCATAGTCCAGATCATCGTTCGGGATATGCGCCAGCATGTCCGCCAGATCGCCGTGGGACACGTCCACCGTCCGGCCGCCGATATCCGCCCGGTGCTTCTCGGGCACCCGCAGCGCCTCGATCAGGGCCGCCGGGGCATCATCGATGTCTTCCGGGGAGCCAATCGCGATCTCGTAGCGGTTGCCACTGGCATGCATGGAGCCGGGCCCCACCACGAAGGCAGCGCCGGACTTGAAGTCGATGCCGGGATACTTCTCCAGCTTGATCAGCAGCGAGGTGCCTTCCGGCACGCGGAAGAAATAGTGCTTCGATCCGCCGCCGGAGCCCGTGTTGACGATCAGCCCGGCCGACGCGATCTCGGGGAAGTCTTCCAGAAGCTTCGCGAGACTGGCGATGCCGCCGTTCCGCGCATCCACGTCGATGACCAGAACCGTTCTCAGCAGGACGCCGTACCCGGTCTTGAACTGGCCCATGAGCTCCATGGTCTCCAGCTGCTCTTCCGACCAGTGAGGCGTGTGCTGCCAGTTCGACACCCGTGGGTGCTTGAACAGCGACTTCTCAGGGCAATGCGGATTGCCGCACGCACATTTTCCGTCCGGCCCACGACCGTACAGGCCGAAGACTTGAAATCCGGCCTCCCAAAAAATCCTGTAATCCATGTCTGTGTCAGGCGGTCTGCGTGAACAGGTACTGGGACAGCTTGGCAATGGTCTCCACGGTCGGCGTGCTGCCGTGGGCCTTCGCGATGTTACGCACCGTGTTCTCATGGAGCCCGGTGGCCTGAGCGACCTTCGACAGGGTGCGGTCAGCAAGCGCCAGACGGATGCGCGAGAGCTCACCCTCGATGGCTTTTTGCAGGACGTCTGCCGCCTCTTCGATGGAGCCTATGTTACTTTGCGACATTGTTGTTGTTCCCTCGGTCACGTTTCATGTGTTGACATTCTCACAACGTCACCGTAACGTCAATGCTGTTGAGAAGAAGAGGAGCGAAGATGAGTATTCTCGATACTGTCACCAAACCGACTGACAGGCCCATCGCCATTACGATCATTGGTGATGCTGGCCTTGGCAAGACAAGCCTTGCCGCAACCTTCCCGAAACCGATCTTTATCCGTTCCGAAGATGGCCTTCAGGCCGTCCCGGTGGATCGCCGTCCCGATGCATTTCCCGTGCTCCGGAACGCCGATGATCTGTGGCCCCAGCTGGCCGCGCTGGTCAAGGAAGACCACCCCTACCAGACGTGTGTCATCGACACCGTCACCACGCTGGACAGCCTGTTCACCGACTGGGTGCTGGATACGGACCCCAAGGGCGCGAAGAGCCTGAACCAAGCGCACGGTGGCTTCGGTGCCGGGCGTGACATGGTCGCCAGCCAGCATCGCCGGGTCCGCAAGGCCTGTGGCCTGATGATGGACCGTGGGATGAACATCGTGTTCGTCGCGCATGCTGAAACGGTTCGGATCGAGCCGCCGGATGCCAACCCCTACACGAAGTACGCGATGCGGATGGCCGAGAAGTCGACCCAGCCGTACATCGACAACGTGGACGCGGTGGGTTTCCTCCGGCTGGAGACGTTCGTCACTGGCGACGGTGACCTCAAGAAGGCGATCTCGGACGGCACGCGCCAGCTGGTTGTCCACGCCATGGCGGCGAACGTGTCGAAGAACCGCTTCGGCATCAGCGAACCGCTGGAAGTCAAGATGGGCGAGAACCCCTTTGCCCAATACATGTCGAAGCCCGCAAACAAGGAAGCTGGGAAATGAGCGATTTTTGGAACCTGTCTGACGGCGAAGACGTCAAAGAAACCGCAAGCTCGGGCGAGTTTGACGCGGGTGGTGGTAACCTCCTGCCGATCCCGGCCGAGACCTCCGTTCTGGCGGCCATCGACGAGGCCAAGTGGGACAAGGATCAGGACGGCAACCGCTTCATCTCGCTGCGGTGGAACGTTCTGGCTCCGGAAGACTACAACAACCGCAAGGTTTTCCAGAAGCTCTGGGTGTCCGATGCCGACCCGCGCGCCAAAGCCGACAAGGTGGCTGCGAAGCGCGACAAGGCCAAGAAGATGCTGGGTGCCATCGACACCAACTGCGGCGGCAAACTGATGGCCAAGGGCGTTGCCCCGACCGATGAGAGCCTGACCTCGTGCCTGACCAACAAGCCCATGGTGGTCAAGGTCATGATCTGGGAGATGCGCGACCGGGCGACTGGCGACATGGCCCGTGGCAACTGGATCGGCGCTGTGTCCCCCAAGACCGCGCCGCAGACCTCGGCCGAGGATATCGCCAAGGCGCAGGCCGCTCTCGAAAAGCACGTTTCGAGCACCAGCGGTGGCGGCATGGGCGGTGGCGGCAGCCGCAGCATGGACGACGAAATCCCGTTCTGATGAAAACCGGGGTCGCCTTCGGGCGGCCCCACCAGCCCCTTAGGATTATCGATATGACCAATGAACACCGTACGATGCTCATCATCTGCGCCACCATCGTTATCTGCGTGGCTCTGATGTCCCAGTGCTCTCAGGCCAACGGGTATTTTTGATGGAGCAGCGCAGTGAAGAGTGGTTCACCGCCCGCAAGGGACGCGTGACCGGATCGGCTGTCGGCGCGATCCTCGACATCGACCCCAACCTCAAACGTGCCGAGATCATGCGCCGCATGGTCAGGCAGTACCATGGGGCACCCAGCGAGTGGGACGGCAACATCGCCACCCAGTGGGGCATCACCCACGAGATGGAGGCCGTGGAAGACCTGCAGGCGCATCTCGGTCAGGTCATCACCCCGGCGACGTTCGTCGTCCACCCGGAGATGAATTGGCTGGGCGCAAGCCCGGATGGGTACGTCGGCGATGACTTCAACGTGGAGATCAAGTGCCCGTTTGGCCTGCGCGCCGATGAGCCCCCGGTCGAGTTCAAGTCGGTCGAGGATCAGCCGCATTACCACGCCCAGATGCAGGTCCAGATGCTCTGCGCTGGTCGGTCAAAGTGCTACTTCTGGCAGTGGACCCCGAGGGACGCCAAGCTGATCGTGGTCGATTATGACCCCCAGTTCATCGCCGAAACGCTGCCCAAGCTCCGCGAGTTCTACATGGAGTTTCTGGCCGCCTGCGACGAGCCGGACGACTATCTGGAGGAGGCACGCGTCATCATCGACACGCCTCGCGCTCTGCAGATGGTGGCCGAGTACAACGACGTGATCGATGCCATCGCCAAGGCAGAGGATCGCAAGAAGGAGCTTCTGGAAAAGATGGTCGAGATGTCCAAGGGCAGGAACGCCATCTTCGGCGGCCGCAAGCTGACCAAGACCGAAAAGAAGGGCTCCATCTCCTACGCTCAGGCCATCAAGGTGCTGGCCCCCGGCGCGAACCTCGAACCGTGGCGCGGCAAGCCCTCCAGCTTCTGGGGGCTGAAATGAGCGAGACGTTTTTCACTGGCTGCACGCACTTCGGCCACGCCAACATCATCAAGCTCTGCAACAGGCCGTTCCACGACGTCGAAGAGATGAACGAACGCCTGATCACCAACTGGAACCACGTCGTGGGCCCGAAAGACGAGGTCTTCCATCTGGGCGACTTCTTCTTCTGGCACATGAAGGATGATGAGATCGCAAGGATCAGACGCAGGCTGAACGGGGTGATCATTCACGTCCGTGGCAACCACGATAAGTGGGGCCCGGCGGAGTACATCGAGGTGGAGAAAAAGGGCAGGAAGCTTGTCCTCTTCCACTACCCCATCGAGGAGTGGAACAACTTCTACAAGGGGTCGATCCACCTGCACTGCCACACCCACAGCAGGGTGTTCATGTCCGGGGTCCGCAGGTTCAACGTGGGCGTCGATGCCAACGCGTTTGAGCCTGTTCACATCGATTACATCCTGTCCCACCCCGGCGCTGAGTTCAAGAAGTGACCCTTCAGGAACAGCTGGATCGCCAGATCGGCATCAACATCAAGCTGCGGCGGCAACTGGAAAAGTGCCGCCGCGACACCGTCGAGTACTGCGCCAAGCTCTGCGAGGATCACAGTGTCAACCTCGTTCAGGACGGCAGCGCATATGTCATGACGCCAGTCAAGAAGGGCAGATTGCACAACCACCATGGTGATGGTTACGCCAATGCGCTGCGGGGGATTATTGGGGGCTGAAATGGGGATGTATCAGAGCGCCGAGGATCAAGAAAACGAGCGCCGCATCGGCATCGAGTTCGCGGAATTTATGGGCTTCGACATCATAAAGACACCCAAGGGTGCATCGATGGATTACGTCATGCACAAGGACGGGGTTCTTTGTGGCATCGGTGAATGCAAGGCAAGAGGGGGTAACTACAGCTACGAGCGCATGCAGGAACTGGGCAGCATCATGCTGGATTATGGGAAGTCGAGGTCGGCCCGGATTATCTCGAAAAAACTGATGGTCAACTTTTACTTTGTTGTAGAAGTCACAAACGCAATGTTGTACTTTGAGGTGAAGTGGGACAAGCCCTTCCATTTCGATGCTAAGACCAAGACCCTCACCAAAGTGCGCGACGTGAACGACAGGGACGAAGTTGTCCTCTTCCCAATCGAGAAATTTAAGGTGATCCGACATGACCCTGAGACCATACCAGCAGCTGTCCCATGACGCGATCATAGGCTGGATCACCAAGAACCGGACGCCGTGCTGCATCGAGGCGGCCACAGGGGGTGGCAAGAGCCACATCATCCAAGCGGTGGCGGCCACGGTACACGAGGTGTCGAAGGGCAAGCACGTCCTGTGCCTCGCGCCGTCGGCCGAACTGGTCGTCCAGAACAGCGAGAAGTACAAGGCGACCGGGGCCAAGTGCTCGATCTTCAGCGCCAGCGCCGGACAGAAGAGCCTACGGCACCCGGTGGTGTTCGGCACGCCCGGCACGGTCAAGAACGCGATAAGCCGCTTCGGCAGCCAGTTTGCCGCCGTCGTGATCGACGAGTGCCATGGGATCACGCCCACCGTTCAGGCGATTATCGAGGCGATGCGGGAGCAGAACCCCAACCTGCGCGTGATCGGCCTGTCCGCCACCCCGTACCGCATGAAGACCGGGTACATCTTCGGCATCTGGCCGGACGGCAAGCCCGTGTCGGAGAGCCAGACGCGCGACCCGTACTTCGCCGCCTGCGTGCACCGCATCCGGGCCTATGAGCTGATCGAGGCCGGATACCTGACCCAGCCCATCATCGGCGAGATCAACGCTGATCCGTACGAAACACTGAACATGCACCTGAACGTGCGCGGCCAGTTTGACGCAGCCGACATCGACCGGGCCTACCATGGGCAGGGCCGCAAGACTTCCGCCATCATCGCCGACGTGGTGGAGCAGTCCCGCGACCGCCATGGCGTGATGATCTTCGCGGCCACCGTGAAGCACGCCCACGAGTGCTTGGAGAGCCTGCCGCCCAGCATGTCCGCCATCGTGACGGGCGAGACCAAGAAGGCCGAGCGGGATCGCATCCTGAAGGCCTTCAAGGCCCGCAAGATCAAGTATCTGGTCAACGTGTCGGTCCTGACCACCGGGTTCGACGCACCCCACGTCGATGTCATCGCGATCCTGCGCGCCACCGAAAGCGTTGGCCTGATGCAGCAGATCATCGGCCGGGGGCTGCGCGTCGACCCCGGCAAGTCCGACTGCCTCGTTCTGGACTATGCCGAGAACGTCGAGCGGCACTGCCCGGATGGCGACCTGTTCTCTCCCGAGATCAAGGTGTCGCTTGGTGGCGGCGAAGAGGCGGCCGAGGTCAACTGCGATTGCCCCCAGTGTGGCGTCCAGAACACCTTCTCCGCCCGGCCGAACCTCGACGGGTACGAGATCGACGACAACGGCTACTTCCTCGATCTGGACGGCATGCCCATCGAGACAGAGTGGGGCTGGATGCCAGCGCACTACGGCCGCCGCTGCCGGGCCATGGAGACCGTGGCTGGCGATCTGGTGCAGTGCACCTACCGCTGGACGTCCAAGGAGTGTCCGCACTGCACGGAGCCCAACGACATCGCCGCCCGGTACTGCATCAAGTGCAAGGGCGAGATCGTCAATCCGAACGACAAGCTGAAAGCCGACTTCAAGGCCATGAAGAAGGACCCCACCCGCATGCAGACCGATCAGGTCATGGAGTGGGAAGTGAAGCCCATGATCGCCAAGAGCGGCAAGCCCATGGATCGGGTTGACGTGACCACCGCGTACAGGTCATTCTCGTTCTGGGTGATGAAGTTCCCGACGTGGTCCAAGGCCAAGCAGGCCCGCACCGCACTGGACGCTCTGGGCGGCAAGGCACCCGACACGGTCACCTATCAGAAGAACGCTGAGACCGGGTTCTATGAGGTTTACGCTTACAACAGGCCGCATGATGAAGCTCCCAAGTGACATTCCGATCTATGGCGACACGTCCTATCGCGGGACGTGTCCCAAGGAGACGCTGGAGCAGGTGACCTTCTTCTCGCGCCTCAGGCGGCAGTTTCCGGACACCTTCGGGGCTCTGGCGATCCACCCCCGCAACGAGGGCAAGAGAACGCTCCTGCAGGCCGCCAAGGAGCGCAGCGAGGGCATGACCACCGGGGCGACAGATATCGTCATCCCCGGCGCTCCTGCGTTCGTCTGTGAGCTCAAGCGGCGGGACCATACCCAGTCCACCATCGCCGACGAGCAGCTGGGGTATCTGCGGGCGGCGCAGGCTGCCGGGTGCTTCACCTGCATCGCATTGGGCTGTGACGCTGCGTGGGGCGCGTTTCTGGAGTGGTCTAGCCATGTGGACGGATGAGACCCGCCCCAGCAGCCGGATACGCCGTGTGCTGCGCGGTCAGGTCCGCATGGAGGATGAGGAGCCCGGCATACAATCTGCCTGCCGCAAATACATCTACGATGGCGCTGTCTCGATCCTTGCCCTAAACGGGAAAGACGCAAGGCGCAAAGCGCTGTCTCGGGTGCCGGACCTGATCAGACCGTACATCGAGATGGAGGCTAGACGCCTGTTCGATCTTAGGAACGGAAAATGAGCAGATTTCTGATTACGATGAACATGCCGTCCCGCAGCGGCGGGCTGATCCACCAAGTGATCTGTGAGCACCCGGCGAAGACCTTGGAGGAGTTCGTTGGCCTTACCGAGGGGGTGGATTTTGTCACAGTCGAGGAGTTCTACCGGAACGCCGACGGCAGCCACTACAGCATGGGCCGGATCGCGCTGAGCGTGATGCATATCGGCAAGGTCAAGATGGATACCCACAAGTGAGTGTGAGCGTATCTCGGAGCCCCAAGAACCCAAGGATCGCCTATGTGACCGTCTCGGCCGAGATCATCGACCGGGATGCGACGGCCATGGTCTACAAGGACAACAGAGGCCGGATCGGCATCAAGTTCATGGATGAGGGTGGAGAGTTCGTTGTCCGGCGGTGCAGCTCTCGGGCGCACAAGAGGCGCATCAACATCCCCAAGGAAATGGTCGACACCGTGCCGTTCGGCCTGCACAACCACCCAGTGGTCTGGGTGGGCGATCTGCTTGTGATCGATCCTAAACGCTATACGAAAGCATAGGTCCGGAAGAAGGCGTCGATCTCGTACACCGACCTGCCAGACGCGGCACCCATTGCGGACACCAGCGGGTCGGAGCGCAGCACTTCAGACGGGCGCAGAGCGCGTGCCTTGGCCGCAAAGCGCTGCTCCAAGGGCAGGCTGTCGATGACCGTCAGAACGGCGAAGGGGAGCGTGCCAGCCAGCCAGCCGTCGCCCTCAGCCTCTGTGATCCACTGCTCAGTGACGAGGCCGATCATCAGCTGAGCGAACGACAGCTTCATCATGGCGCGTTCGGCGGCCAGAGCCTCTTCAGGCGTGGGCGCGGGCGCGGGCGGGACCAGCTCAAGAGTGTATTCGCCGTCCGTCCAGCCGTCCTCGGCCGGGGAGATCGTCCGCCCGTCCGGCAGGTTCACCCAGCCACCTTCGGGAACAGCAAACAGGATGGTTCCGTTCTGTTTCAGGTTCAGCATCATCAACTCCAAGCGGCAAACAGATATCGGGTGCTCTGCCCCGGCGTATAGGTTATCGGGCCCTGAGCTGTCGCGCCCTGCAGAAAGTTGTTGTACACGCCAGCTTCCAGCCCAGTTGCGACCACTGAGGGCGCGGTTCCGGCAGACACCGTGAGCGTAGACGTTCCCTCAAATAGGCCGCCAGTCGCCATGTTTGTCGATGTCATCGCGGACCAAGAAGATACTGGCGCGGTCGACGGCGCTGACATGATAATCGACGGGGTAGCGCTGGAGTATCCAGACAGCTCATAGGCACGCCAAACCGATCTACCGTAGGTCCCAGACTGGGTTCCGGCCAGCGTGAGTGCTGTTCCGGATGTGCTCACGGGCGTAGTGAAAACATAGTACCCATCAACCTGAGCAGCGGTCGTGGGGGTGACGCCTCCGATGGTGATGGTCGCCACGCGGCCACCCACGTTACCGATCTGGAAAAACACAACCAAAAGTCTGGTTGCCGTTGTGGCGGTAAGGGTGATCGTGCCACCAACAAATGCGTCACTTGTGCTGGAAGCAGCGCCAACCTGACCGCTCCACGTAGGCGCGGCCCGTATATAGGCCGGGACCGTTGGCATCAGCGGGAAGGTCATTGCAGGGCCTGAATGTTTGCCGATGTGAAGCCGTTGCACTTCGTGATGAACACAAAGAAGTCTGAACCAACAGTGGTCGTGAAGGGGTCCCCGGTCACCCGGCTGAACCCTGACATCGTGATTGCGCCAGCGCCCGTTGCGTTGGTGATCTGTACTACCAAAGTATAGTCCCCGGAAGCTGTCGGAGCGGCGAAGGTGAAGGCCCCGGCGTTGCTGATCCGCTTGAAGTTGCCACCCACGGGGGTCGGGGTGTATGTCCCGGTCGAGAGTGTGCCGTCATCATCAGCGGTCGCGATGATGCCAGCGTATGCCAAGTCCTGCACGGCCGTGTTGACAGCTGCCCTGCCCGCCACGACGTTGCCGCCGTTCAGGGTCATGACCCCAGTGGACGTGATGCGGAGCATTTCAGACGCCGCAGCCCCGGCCGCCATGAGGCGCAGGACGAAGTCGAAGTCTTCAGACGCCGCAGTGACGTCAGAGATCACAGCCGCGATCTGGGCACCCACCTCGGTGTTCCCAGCCGTGGTCTCGGAGGCGAATGAGATCATCGGCCCAAGGCCAACCGCCGGGGTCCCGGTGGACTGGGTCTCGACCCGTAGGACCTCGACGGCTGCGTTCGTGGTGGCTGTGGTGGCGATGATCGAAAGGTCGGTGCCATCGTACGAAAGGCCGGAGCTGCCAGTCAGGCCGCTGCCGCCGTTATAGATGACGTTCCCTGTCGAGCCTACCGAGGTGACGGAGTTGTCCGAGGCGAAGATGCCAACCCCATTGGAGAACACGACACGCTGGCCACCAGTCGGGACAACGACGGTCGGTGCACCCCCGGCGCTGGAGATGGTCAGGGTGAAGGCCCCGGTGGTGCCGTTCACGATCTGCCACTGGCCGCCAACACCCGACGGGATGCGATAGTTCACGTTCGCGGTTAGCGTCCCAGTGAAGCTCAGGATCAGGCTCTGGTACTCGGTGGCGGTCAGGACGACGGGCGTCGTGCCGATGCCAGTGACGCTCTTCGTGGTGGTGGAGCCAAGGGCCGCATCGATGAACCCGAAGTTGGCGTTCAGCGGCACATCCCAGTTGGTGGAGTTCGTGGCGGGCTGGTTCAAACCCTTGTTCGTCGTCGCCATCAGATGCTCCTGTTCGCCACTTCAAGCGCGTGCGCCACCGCGTCGTCCGACTGGTTCAGAAGCGGCTCGGTGGTCTTTCCAAGGTCATTCTTAGCACGTTCGGCAGCCCGCACCAAGTGGTCAGCCGCCGCCATGTGGTCGCCCACCCGGCCCCCGGACTTGCGGCCGATGCGGTCGTCTGCAGCGTTGAGGGCGGGCGCGGCCAGCATGGGTGCCATGGGCGTTCCGTACAGAGCCTTCGACCGGGCCACGTTCTGTGCGTAAGACGATCCCTTCGCGGCGCGGAGGGCGCGTTGAACAAGGTCGGTTCCTGCCGCGCCAGCAGCTGCGGCGGTCACCGCCTTCACGATGCTGGGAATGTCTGACGGCATGCCGTACGCCATCATTGCCGGGGCGCTTGCCAAAGCACCCCCGACGGCGTCACGCCCGTATTGCATCAGGGTCCTGCCCTTGGACGGGGATACCGCCCTGCCAGCCCCCTGAGGGATAAGATACTTGTCCGCGATGCTTGCGATCTCAGATACATCTGCGGTGTGTCTTGTCCCGCCCACGGCCGTCATGTCCGACGGGTGGATAACCCCAGACCTGCGATTATTTGCTGCGATCTCGAATGCATCCTGCAGAGACTTCAGGCGAGAGAATTGAGCGTTTGCCGCGTCCAGCGCTTCCCTTCCGGAGGGTCCAACGACATGAGTGATTGCGTCATCAATATAGCTTATCAGGTTCCCAGCGTCCCTGATGTGTGACTTTAGCTCACCCTTTTTGATGATTTGATTTGCCCCCTGACGAATATCATGGAGCCACTCGCCTGACGTCTTTTTCGACGGATCAAATGCAGGAACATCTGGAAGACCATTTGCCAGATTTCTGATCTTCGACCAGAGTTGGACAGGGAAGTTTCTGGCGAGAATTGCGTCGTAGGTTTGGCCGATCTGAGGGCCAATCCTGCTCAGTTCAGCGTTGACCACCTTGGGAGCGGTCATCGGGGTCAGTCCCTCAGTGTAGCCGTAAGACCGGGCCATATCATCGGTGATGCCGGACGTCTTCAGCGCAAAATTGCTGAACTGCTCAGGCTGCTTTCCGATGATTGCAGCCATCTTGGGGTTGGTAAGGTCCCCAGAAGCCCCAGCAAGAGCAGCCTCCTGCGTCGGGCGATACGAGCCCGGCGTCACGTTGATGCCGGATGCTCTCAGCCTTTCGATCTCCTCGGCGGGAGTTCTCATTGCCGGGTTTTTTATGGCTGTTCCGACCGATGGGAGGAATTTAGCCGCAGCAAACGGCGACAGGAGCTCAGCGCCCAGCTTGAACGCCTCTCCGGTTTGCTCCGGGTTCTCCGTGCCCACAATGCCAGCTCTGGAAGCTCTTTCGCCAATGTCGCGCGCCAGCTCCCCGCTGAGACCGGGAACCACAGCACCGCCGACGAGGGTCGGAAGAAGGGATGCACCCCCACTCAGCGCGGCCGTGGCGGCAGCTGGTGCCATGTAAGCCACGTTTCCAGCGTAACGGCCAGCTGTCGACTTGGGCTCGTAACCCATGACGGAAGGGAGCTCCCGCGTCACGGCCTCAGTGGAGCTTTCACCGCTGACAGCGCGACCCATACCGCCGGGCGTCAGAGCCATCATCCCACGCTCTGCCCAGTCGGGGATGTCGTACCCAGTGACACGCTCAGCCAGACCGATGCCGCCCTTGGCGATGTCGCCGGGCAGGTCAGCCAGCGCCGTAGTGCCCTGCACAAGCTTCGACCCGACACTCTTGCCAACATCGGCCGTGTCCCAGCCGGGTGCCGATTTAGGAGCGGCCAAGCTCTTTCCACTTGGGATTACAGCATCCTCACTGACCGCACCGGGGAGCTTGAGGGATTTCCCGCTGGGGATGATTTCATCGGTCATGGCTGAAGCACCCACTTTCCGTTTTTCTTGATGATGGGCCTTCCATTAGTGTCAACGTCCGTGGACCCATCTGGCGCATTGTCTGCCGTCAATACTTCAGAACCCCGCTCCCCTGCAAACTCAGGCATGGATGCCAGTGCCTCGTCCAGATACTCTTGGAACCTTTCGCCATTTGCGGCAAATTCCTTCGTGTATTTGGTCACGTCGGTTCCATGCACCGCCGGGTCATAATCCCTGTACATAGCCATGCGGTATTTTGCTTCAGCCTTTGCGATGGCGAGAAGCTTTTTGATTGCATCAGGCTGCATGTCGGGCATCGGCGTCACGGTCGACAAAAGCTCGATCCCTGCCTTTGGGGCACCGCCGGGCAACGTCGACAGTCTGGATGCCATGATCTCCCCGGCACCCTTCATGGCGATCTCGTACTGGGCCGGATCGGTCAGATCGTACTTCTGCCACCCGGTGAAATTGCCCGGATCGAGGGCGGACAGCACCGCGCTTGTCTCCGCACCCACGTTGGCAAACTTCCCGGCTTCCATCTTGGAGTAGATGCCCTCAAGGGTGCCGATGGACGCCAGTTGGCGGCTTGAGGCGTTGATTTCCTCAGTGGTTGCAGCGCGGAACTCAGCAGAGGCTTCACGGTTCGCCTGAGCCAGAGCTTGAGTGTCGCCCACGGAAGTGTAGCCGGGGATTTGGAACTGCTGATCGTTGGCGTCAGTCGTCATGCCGCCAGAGGCTTCAATTTGAGCCAGCCTCGTCTCAGCTCTCGCCACCTCGCGTCCGATCCAGCTGTCGGGGCTGGCACCGCCGTTATCGAGAATAAAGCGCTGCAGCGACACCGGGTCGTCCTGCATGCGGACGGTTCTGCCGTCGATATCCACAACTCCATTCTGGAAGGTCTGGTAGTCTATCTTTTCCAGACCGCTCCCGGTGGTTGGGGTGTACGCACCGCTCATAATGTCCTGAACCGTGGCGGTTTCAGGGAAGTTCACATCCATGCCAACGATCTTGGCCATTTGAGCTGGAGTGATCTGATTTTCCGGGTTCATCGCGTTCCAGTCCATCGTCTTCTGGGCGATCTGGTACATGTTGTCGATGTTCTGCTTGGTGATCTCACCACGCTGCTGTTCGCGTGCCATGTACGTATTGGCCGCGCCACCAACGCCCTGCAGAAGCGCAGAGCCAAGGTACAGGCTGGGCGAGGACGCCATGGTTCCGAGGCCCGACAGCAGGGACAGCAGGAAGTCCTTGTTGCCAGCGTTTTCCTTCAGGAACTTGCCGAGGCCGAGACCGCGACCACCCTCTTCGCCGTTGCTGGTCGAGCGGCTGAGGCCGCCGGAGTACCCGTCACCGCCAGAGCCGGACGAATAGTAGCGCCCCTCCGGCGTCGATACCGGGGCACCAGTGAGGGCATCGAAGGGAACACCAGCGAAGTTTGCCAAGTTCTCCATGCGGTCGCCGCGCCACTGGGCGATGCCGTACGTCCCATTGCCTCCGCCCATCGTGTTGCGGGCGTTCGGGTCAAGATGGGAATAGCTTTCCACCATCAGTCGGCCAGCCGCGCCAGCTGCTTGGATAGGGTCCATGCCGCCTTGCACAAAGTGGTTGTATGCCGTCGCCACGTTCGGCGGCAGGCCGGACATGTCACCTGATGCGGCAGCGGCGTAGATATCCTCTGCGTTCGCTGCGGCGATCTTGTTGCCAGCACCGCCCGACCGTTCATAGATCGCATCGAAGGCGATTGCGGCCTCAGACGGCGTCCGGTAGTCGCGCTTCAGGTAGCCATTGTAGGCGGGCTGCTGCAGTTCGTGCATGACGAAATCCAGCTGCGTCCCAAGCGGGACAATGGCATCATACCCACCCTCTGGGACGTTCCCGGTGTCGGTAAGCGGGCCATTAGCCGGAATGGCGGCCTTGGCGACCCCGGTCGGTTCTGCGGGGGCTGCGGGCATCTTGGCAGCGCCGATGCCAGCCGCGTTCAGGTCGCCCATCGTGGGCGCAGGAACCGTCGGAGCTGGACGCGAAATGGCTGCCGCATTCTCAATGGTCGGCCCGACCCTCGTTCCATCCGGGGAAAGGCCAGTCGGGGGCCGTTCAGCCATCACGGAGCGCGGGTTTGTTCCGGTGTCTTCAGCGCGCCGGATTGTTCCGGGGTGCCTGATATTGAATGCGTCAATGTCACCCCGGTACTGCTTGTACTCGGGGTCAGACATTACGGAGAGTGCATTCCTGTACGAGAGATCGGCAGTGGGTGTCGCGGCATCGTTCCCGAGATAGGCCGTGGGGTTCAGGCCACCCTCATTTGCGGAACGGATGATCGAAGGGTCCCTCGTGGCAAACGCGCGAAGGTCTGCGGTGTACTGCTTCTTCTCTTCGGGCATCATCCTTTCGAGAGCATCGTACGGGTTGCCGCCGTCGGCGTATCCGGTACGGCCGCCGTTCTGGAAACCGAAGATCGTCATGGCCATCTTGCCAAGATCAAGGACGTTCTCGGCCGGGCTCTTGCGATCACTGCCGCCACCCTGCGCCGTCATCAGCTCCGGCTTTTCGGCGTTGTTCTGGCTCTCGATGGTGTCGGCCAGATAGCTCTTAGCGCTGTTCGGCGCGAGGCCCCCGCTGGGGGTCTTGAGGTACGCAGCGCCGCCGGATGCATATTCATCATCCTGCTTCCGGAACATGTCCCAGAAGGTTCCATCCTTGCCGAATTGCTCGTCAAGCTTCTGTAGGTTTGAGCCGAAGTTGGACGACTTCTCCATCAGGGCGGCAAGGTTTCTGTTGGAGTTGTCCATGAGGGCAGGGTCGGCCATCATCAAGCCGCCGACCGGGAGGTATGCCTGCGGGACGTACCCACCGAAGTCGACCTGCGATCCTGCCGAAGAACCGTACGGCCCGGCGATACCACCCTCAGCAAAGCCCTGCCCGGCACGCTCCGGCATCACACCGCCGCCCATGCTGTTGCGGGTCGCCTTGTCGTAATCGACCGTCTTGTACCCGCTGGGGTGCAGGCCGACAGCCTCAGGCTTTTTCTGCTCGACCTCGTCAGCCATGAAGCCGACGTGGGTCTGGTGGCTGTCGTCGCCCTTGTACTTGAACTTGTAGATCGGGAGACCGTCATCGGTGTTGCCGATGCGCTTGATGTCTTCCTTCAGGCGGCGATCCGAGAAGAACGGCGTGGGCTGTGTCGACGTCGTGGTCGACCCAGACAGCGATCCGGTGCCCATGGCGATGTTGGCGAGGAACTGCGCCACTTGGAACGGGTAGCCCTGCTCCTGCATGAACTGGTTGACCAGAGCGGTCTTCCCGGCCTGTTCGGTCTGCTGCTGCAGCGTGCCAGCGTTGATCTGGGCTTCCGCGCCCTGCAGGCCTGCCTGCTGTGCGGTGACGCCAAGGTTGGCCAGTTGGCCGCCGCCCTGCAGGAAGCGCGCCAGATCGGCCTGCGTGGCCCCCAGCGTGACGCCTTGCTGCTGCTGCGCGGTCTGCACGGCCTGACCATAGTTCTGAGCGTTCAGGCCAGCCAAGGTGGAGCCCATGGCCATGCCCTGCTGGTTGGCAAGGTTGGCGGCAGCGATGCCAGCCCGGTCACCACCAAAGGCACCTGAAGACACGGCCGTGCCGAGAGCGCCGGATTGCGCCTGCTCGTTGGCCTGCCCCATTTGCTTCATGGTCGCATCGATGACCTGCTGCTGGTAGGGGTTCATGTACTTGCTGACGTCCAGCTCACCGGGCTGCGCGGAGCCCATGCCAGCTGTCGTGGCGGCCTTGGCGGCATCGATGTACGGCTGGGCAGTGCCAGCCGCAGCGTTCACGTTCGCGATACCAGTGGTCTGCTGCTGGTTAACGGGGGCGACAAAGGCGTCAGCGGTCGTGCCATACTGCTTGAATGGGTTTGTCGCCACATCCTCAGCACGGGTGTTGACCGCGTTATACCGGGCAAGCACTTCCGGAGGGATTGATACCTGAGAGGTGCTCGTTGAAGTTTTGCCGCCCACAGTCGTTCCCCTCTCAGGTTTCGCCAGTCATACCAGTTTTCGCACCGTACAGGAAGTAGACACCAGCAGGTTCGCCGAAGACGCGTTCATAGAGGCGCATCTTTGCAGCTGTCCGGCTGTTGGACAGCACGCCAATAGACAAGGGCAACTCTAGCTCATCCGACACACGTTTGGCAAACTCTGCCAGCTTTCGTGCCCGGCCACCCTTTGCGGCGCGGTACTCAGGATCAACGAAGATGGCCTTTTCTTCGATGATCTGCTCTTTGCTGTACCACATCTCGCCGATGTTCAGGAGGATCGCCCCCTCCAGCTTCCCGCCGACTTCACCGATCACGCCGATGATGCCGGGAATTTGCTTGGTCAGGACGCCGTAGATCGGCATTGCAAGCTTGGCCATATCCGGCCGAATGAAGGCGTTTTCCTCTGTCGCGTCGATTGCGAGGCGCATGACCTCATCGAAATCGGCGACAACGCCAGTCCTGACTTCCACTTCCATAATGCTAATCCTTTTTCGGACCCGGCAACCTCTGCAGGGTCTTGATTGTCTTTTCTCTCATTTTCTTGACAAACGCATCAAGGATTTTGTGCCCGTGGTCGAGGTCACCACCACCCAGATGCATGACATCCTCAGGCGGGATCACGTACTCCCCGCCAGCCGCAACGATGGGCACCGCGCTCGTCGCGCCGCCGGATGCGTATCCACCAAAAGGCACGCTTTGGGATGCGGCCAGCATGCGCTGGCTGTCGGATGCCAGTGTGTCCGGCGCACTGAAGGACGTCGACGGGAATGGTGTGCCAGCAGCTTCCCTCGTGCGGACCACGGATGGGATGTATGCAGGCGCGGCCGTTTTCACGGTCGGAATGTACGTCGGAGCGTACGGGTTCGCCTGAGGCGTGGGCTGTGCGGGCTGCGCGTCCTGCGACCCTATCGGTTTGACGCCCAAAGTGTTGAGCGCGCCGGAGAGGATGCCGCCTTGGAAACGGTCACCCGATGCGCCGGGTCCGCCGCCATCGAAGCGGTCGCGCATGCTTTGATACCCACCACCCAGCGGCTTCACGCCAATGGCATTGAGCGCGCCGGAGAACGGGCCACCCTCAAACTTCGCGCCGGATCGGCCAGCGCCGCCACCGTCGAACATATCCTTCAGGCCAGTGTACCCCTTGTTGCCGCCAGCAAGCCCGGCCGGGCGCGACGGTGGCGCAGCCTTTGCGGTAGCACCACCAGCGGCCTTGCGCGGGGACGGCACGCCATAGGGCAGGCCGGACGCGCCGTAGGGCATCGCATCGGTGGACTGGCCGTACGGGCCCGGCGCTGAGAAGATGTTTTTGGCCACCTTGAACCCAGCCATCGAGTTGCCCTCGCCCAAGGCGGAGATGATGTCGGCCGGGATCACGTACGATCCAGACGCCACATGCATGGGCAGGTGGTCCGTGCGCCCGGCGACCGAGCTGTGGATCGGCCCACTGTGCGTTTTCGTCTTGCCCCCACGGGCGAGGCCGACGGCATTTTTGATGACTGCTTCGTTCATTGCGCCCTCACGAGTAGCTGATGGCTACGGTCTGCCCGGTGCCGGGTGCGACGACGATGCCGTTGTTGACTGGGAGATTGATCTCGGTGACCCCAACCGTGGTAGGGATGGATGCGATCTTGTTGGTGGTGGCACCACTGGAGCTGGCGTCGTAGATCGACCCCGCAGCGCTGCCAGCCACCACAACCGACAATCGGGCGATGCGGCCCTGACCAGTCAGGACCACGGTGGCGGCGGTGATGTCGCTGTAGAACTTCGACCCGACGACAGACAGGTACGTCTGCCCCAGCTGGTTCAGCGCGGTGACGATGTTCTTTGTGGACGTCAGGATGTCCGAAACTGAGCTCATCAGAATTTCCCATCAGGCTGAATGCGATACCGGATATTCCCCAGACGCCAGAACGACCCAACGTCAGAGCTCTCGACCCTTATGGACACCAGCCTGCCCCTGAACCTCGGGGTGATGTACGTCGTGGCCTGCGTCACGGAATATGGCCCAAACACAGATGGCGTCTGGCCGGGATAGTCCGCCACGTAGAACGTGATCTTCACGGTCGCTGACGCCGGGCCGTCAAAGTAGCCCCACTTCATGTCCGGCCAGAGTTGGTCGACGAAGGTTTTGAGATCGCCATCCTGCAGGGCAAAGTACCCCGTCTGGAAGTAGGACGTCATCGCCTGACCGTCGGCGTCTTTCGATGTCTCGTGCTGGTAGATGACCTTGTCAGAGCCAGCACCGATGGGTGCGCCCAGAACAGACTGGTCGATCCACGCGGTTCTGGTCAGGGTGCCGTAATCCCACTGGCCGATGAGCACGTTGTACTTCACGTAGTCGGTGGGCACGCCGCCGGAGCCGATTGTCGGATAGTACCAAGCGATCTCGCCGAAGCGGCTGTTGGGAGCGCACCTGATGTTTTGGGCATAGTCCATGTCGATGTTCTGGAACACCACATCCCAGACCGGGCATGGCATCGGCTGCACGCCGCCGGAAGATAGCGTGAAGAACTGGCTCTGACCCATCCAGTAGACCGTTCCGTTCAGGGACGCGGCGGCGCGGCGTCCGATCAGGCCACAGCCGTTGCCGATCTCGTTGAACGACCACACGAGGGGCAGGTTGATGTACTGCATGGCCCAGACGCCAAGGTCGGTCCAGATCAGGCCCTGCTGGGGCCCCTGAAGGCCGCCGACAATCTTGGAGCCCTTCGGGATGCGATATGACCCGGCTTGGTTCGAGACCGTACCCACCCAGCTGGTGAAGTTGCCGATGTCGCACCACCGGATCAGCAGCGGGTCCTTGATGCCAGTGAACGAGGAGCCATAGGCGATGATCTGCCGCTCAGGCATGGCGACAAAGCAGCCCTCGTTCACCTTTGGCGCATTGGGAACGACAGAGGCATATGCACCACCGTCGTTGGGGTTCCAGTAGTAAATCTCGGCGTCTGTAGGGCTTGCGATCAGGTATTCGCCCCAGTTGTCCAGTGTCCAGTCGGAGGTCGTCTCGAAGTCCCATGAGTTCACGACGATGGTGCCAGCCACGGTCTGGGCGGTCAGTGTCGACGGAACGGTGAAGCTGATGGTGGACGTCGCCCCAGTGGTCGAAGCGGTGACCGTCCAAGTGCCGTTGTACCCGGTCGGCGTGACGCCGGAGATGGTGACCTGCGATCCCGCAGAGACGGCAAACTCGCCAGAGAACGATACCGTCGCCACCGTCCCAACGCAGGACGCGGCGGTTGTCACAAAGGTCCGGCCGCCGGATGACGTCACGCCAGTGCCGTACCCGCCAGCGCCATACGGTCCACCGCCGAAGCCCACCGATGGGGGGAAAGACTTCTGACCCACGTAATACGTGATCCGGGGCTTACCGCCGTTGATCGAAACGGTCGCCGAGGATGTCGCGCTGTTGTCGGCCGCGATCACAAAATCGCTTGAGGAGGTGATGCTCCGTACGATGTAATTTCCGTAAAGAGTGATGCCGCCGACCGTGGTGGGGATGAGGATAGGGAAGGTCGAGCCCACCGCGAAGTTGTTGTTGGCGAGGCTGACGGTGATGGACTGGGAGCCGTTCACGGTCGTCAGGGTCGGCACAGCGCCACCAGCTGCGACGGTCGATGCCGCGTTCACAGGCAGGCCGATCACATTCCGCGAGAACACGGAGTACCTGTTGGATGTTGCAGCCTCGCAGTTGTAAAAGCCGAACATGACAAGGCCACCGATGGAAACATGGGTGGACAGGAAGATGCTGTCATAGCTCGACACGTTCGACCCGGTGTCGTCGATCTCCACCTCGTTCGACCCCGACGTGGTGTTGAACGAGATTGTCGGGTTGGCGACATATCTCTGCGGAGACCTGTTGTCCAAGGTGAAGTCGTTCTTGATGGTGAAAACACCTTCCTCGGAGCCGACGGCCAAGAACTTGTCGTCATTCGTATCAGCCCAAGCCCACAGGGCGCGCACGATGGCCGTCATGGGCTGGTTGTAGTACCTGCTCCACCCGCCAAGCTTCTGGGGCAGGGCGGTGCCGTTCCGATCCGGCACGAAGCGGATCAGGTTGCTCTCGGAGATCGCGGCCTCGTTCAGCGCCGGGGTGCGGTTCTGATCGACGCCGGGAACCAGCTTGAGTGAGGCGTGCGGCATGTCTTACCCTCGGGTGGGGGAGGAGATCGGCGATGGGGACTGAGACGTCCAGCCGGGACCCTCGAACTTCTTCCGCGCCTCTTCGACCGCAGCGCTCTTCAGCAGGGTCTGGTACTGGCTCTCATAGCTCTGCGCCATCTGCGGATCGTCTGACTGGCGGCCGAAGTTCCGCTGATAGGCGGAGATGTAAACCATCGATGCCATGATCAGGAGATCGGGCAGGTACTGGCTGATGAACGTGGTCTGGTTGGATGCGGCCATGGCGTTCGGTCTGTACGTCGCCACCACCTCGACCTTGTAACTTTGGTCAGGCACCGGGCCCACAAAGAACAGGTTCTCGTTGAACGGCGCGAAGTACTTGGGCTGGCCACGGCTTGCCACCACGTTCGATCCATAGACCGCGTCCAGAAACTCCTTGGTGGTCGGGAGAAGCTGGACACGGGTGGCGGTGGCGGCATCGGGGTCGCTTGTGCCGACCGGAAGGATCAGGTTCAGCTGCTCAGTCACGACGATGGTGCCAGAGTTGTCCGGCAGCGTCATCGGGAAGCTCAGGTTCCGGTTCCCGGCTGTCAGACCGATGGTGGGACCATGGATCGACGTGGAGGTGAACATCAGGTCGAGATCGCGGTAGATGCGAAGCTCTGCGTAATCGATCATCGCGGGGACGATGGCCACGAAGTTGACGTCAGCAACATCAACAACCGCCATCTGAGCGATCTGGGTCAGGTATGTCGTGTATGTAAGTCCGGGCACGGCGTCACCTCGTTTTGCGGCATCCTATCGCAATCAGGGCCAGCTGGCGAGTGCCTGATGCCTTTCAGCGCAGGAGCGGAGGGCCGATCTGTCCCTACCCCAGCTTTTCTCCACCTCTGCCTGCGTCATTGGGCCACTGGGCAGCGTGACAGGCATGGGGCATGGCACGGTCAGGCTGGGCGGCGGGGGAACATCAACGACGGTTGAGGCGCATGACGCTGTCAGCGCCAAGGCACATATTGCCAGCGGCCGTATCTGCATTTGCCTCATCCTCCAGCTGGATCATGCTCTGTGCCCTTTGAAACTCCGCAACCAGTCTCTTCTCTTCCGAGACACTGGCGGCTTCTGCCGCGCGTACCACGGCTTGCTGAGCTTTTGCGAGTTGAATTGCCTGCCTGCCAGCCTCAAGCCTCACCCCCGTGAAATACCCGCCGATCCCGGCAACCACCACAGCGATCATGAGCAGTTTCTGGATCATGTCACGCCTCGTTGGTGGACGCCTTGGCAGAGCTCTCCATGATCATCGCGGGCTTAGCCTTGCCCTTGAACGTGGACGGCCAGCGCAGGCCCTGACAGCGGGACCGCAGGATCGGCACGATGCAGACCCGGTCACCCTGATTGCCGCCGAGGATGTAGTACCGCGTACGATCCATTCCCACCAGAAAGCCGACATGCCCACCGCCGGGGCGCTTGAAGGCCGCCACGGCCCCATAGACGTCGCCGCAGGGCACGCCGAAGTGGAGCCAGTTCAGCGCCCAGTACGGGTTCTGACCAAGCGGGCCGGGCCGGGGCTCACCCGGCAGGCCAAGGGACATGGCGGTGTCGACGAAGTCACCACACCATGGGAGCTTTGTGGGGTCGCCGAGGGTCCTGCCTTCAGACTTCAGCCATTTGGACAGGGCAGCCTTGTCACTGACCTCGTGCAGGCCGTTGACCTTCTTGGCCTCCAGCATCCATGGCAGGTCAGTCATTTTCCGTCACCGTCTATGAATTTGTCGATCACCTTGTCGGCGATCTGGTCGCCTCGTTGCTCGATCATGCCAGCAAACCTGAGGGCGAAGCGTGTAATGCGCCGGGAGAAGAAGCCAGCCAAGAACATGGTAACCTGAACCGGGAAGTCTGGGATGAACTTGTGTGACCCCATGGCTGCGATGTGTGAAGCCAGAAACGCTCCGAGGATCACCAGCCAGAGCTCCCGGCTGTCCTGCTCTGGGTCGGATCGCATGGCGAACGTCGCGCCAGCTACGGCAAGGAACATGCCGCCTACCCATTCGTATGGAGCAAAAGATATTCCCATTCCGG